CTATAGAAGTAGTTGCAGATCCAGAAATTTGCAGAATAATTGTGGATTCTGGAGTTTGTGCAGAGTAATATTCTGTTGCGCCAGATAAACCAAACAGATTTCCAGATCCAATGTAAACATCCGTTTCACTTTCGGAAGAAGTCTTTGTAATGAATACTGTACCAATTCCAGACTCGGAATGGATAAGTTTAACATTTTGATATGTTCCGGATAGTGTGTAAAGACCAACCGCAACATTAGTGTATAGAGCTGTTTCGGTCGTGGTTGCACTTCCACCAATATTAAATAGAATTGTATTTTCTGATGGATTTGCAGTGAAACTTACATATGCAGAATTCTGTTCGTCTGATGTAATGTCTATAGAATCGCAAGTATCATAAAGATTATCAACATGATGTGTATTTGCAAATCTAACAATTCCACTTGCTGGATATGATGGAGATGAAGTTACTACTGACGCGCCACTAATGTTGATCGATCCAGAACCATTGTAAGACTTAATAAGTTTTTCATCTGTTGCAGAGCCAGAGAATTGATATAGAATGGTATTTTCTGGAGTTTGAGCAATAAAGGATTCTTGAGCAGTTCCAGAAACTGTTATAGTAATAGTTTCTTCCGGAGTTTGTGCAGAATATGCTTCTGAATCTCCAGATAAAGTAAATATTGTTCCGAGTCCAATATAAGATTCGGTATTTTTTTCAATAAGTGTTTCGGAAACAAATATTGTTCCAAGTCCAACCCAAGAAGCAGTATATTTCTCAATAATAGGAGTAGTTTGTTGAGAAATTGTAATTAGACCATCAGTTAGATAACCTTGATATACATTGATTTCTCTGTTGGAAGAAATTCCGGAAATTGTAAAGAGTCCCGTTCCAATTTCGGTCGCTGGAGTAAAGCTTTCAGCAGCACCAAACTCAACGCCATCAAGATCGCCATTTGCTGTAGTACCAATACCAAGAATATAAATTGTACCCTTAGCAAATATAGGTAAAGTTGCTCTGTAGAATGTTAGTTGTTTATCATCATTAATTCTAATAGTTCCAATACCGGAACTTGGATCAGTGATAAGAGCATTTCTTGGGTATATTGGTGAATAATAATGTGTAAGAGCAATTCCAGTAGATATATTAATCGATATTGGTTCTGCAATATAAGTTGTTCTTGTATAACTCCAAGATTTTCCAACACCTGGCCCTCCGGGATAAGCTTCAGTATCTTGAGGACTATATCCATTAACAATGTTAACTAATCCAGAAGCAACATAAGAATCAATTTCAGATTTATCAGCAACACCCGAAATTTGAATTCCTGTTGTACCAATGCCAATATTTTTCTCAATGCCATAATGTGGTGTATAATCAATTTGAGGATGGGTAAGTTCTCCAGAGAATGTAAAGAGTTGTGTATCTTCTGGTGTATTTGCACCAAAAGATTCTATAGCATTACCGAGAATATTAATTGTACCGCCGATAAATCCAGTTCCAATTCCAGAAGTAGGAATAAAGACGGTGCGAGATTCTAATCCGGTATCGGAAAGAATAATAGTTTCAATGCCAACATAAGATCTAGTTCTGGCAAGTACGGCAGCAACTGTTTCTGCCTGTTGATCTAGGAATATTGTTCCGAGACCAACATAAGAATCTATTTCACTGTAAGTGGAAATGCCTGTAATATTAATTGTTCCACCACGGCGTCTATCAAAACCGAAGGAATCCGTTTCACTATAATTAGCAGATCCAGTAATGTTAATTGTTCCACTACCGTCTGGAGATGGAGTATAGTCAACATCTGGATAAACTAAAGTAGTTCCAGATAAAGTTATTTGTCCATATGGATATAATGATTCTACTTGTTCTGAAGTAGATCCATAATCTTCGGTTTCTCCACCAAGTATACTTACAAATCCATAGTCATCGGATGTTTCTGATAATGCTGATGATATAAATCCAAAACTTGGAGTAATATCAGTAAAGGTTGAAGATTCGTTATATGAATGAGTTCTAGATTCTAAAACGGTTTCAGATAGTGAAATTATTTGTGTATTGACAATACTACTACTGATGAAGGAAACATCAGAAATTCCCGAAAGATTAATTGTTCCACTACCAGAGATAGATGGAGTATAATCAATATTTGGAGCAATAAGTTCTCCAGAAATAACAAATAATGTCGTACTATCATTAGTATAAGTAAGTGGAATATTTCCAGAAGATCCAGAAATATTAATAGTTCCAAATGGATATAGTATTTGATTCTCACCTAATCCAGTATACAATCCATAATCAATAACTTCTTCATAAATTTCATCTACAAAACCATAGTCAACAAATTCAGACGCTATTCCAGTAATTAATGATAAATCTTCGGAAGCATACAATAATATTGATGATTCATTATAATCATAAGTAACAGATTCAAGTTTTTCTCCAAATCCGAATAAAGTTCCAGAAGTATCATCAGGACTATAGGTAACTTTGTATTCTGCGGATCCAGAGAAGTTTTTATTTACATAGTCAACATCAGCTGAACCACTTAATGTTAATGATCCAAATGGAATTAAAGTACCAAACTGTATATTTCCACTATCTTCTTCAGCCGAATATGGTTCAATAATTAATCCATAATCAATAGTTGAAGTTACTGGACTTGAAATAGATCCAGAATCTTCGGTGACAACAAAGATACTAGAAGATTCATTATAATCATAAGTAACAGATTCAAGTTTTTCTCCAAATTCAAATAGAGTTCCTGAAGTATCATCAGGGCTGTAGGTAACTTTATATTCTGCAGATCCAGAGAAGTTTTTATTTACATAATCAACATCAGCCGAACCACTTAATGTTAATGATCCAAATGGAATTAAAGTACCAAACGCTATACTTCCACCATCTTCTTGTCCAGAATAAATTTCTGTGATTAATCCATAATCAATAGTTGAAGTTACTGGACTTGAAATAGATCCAGAATCTTCAACAACTGTTATTGAAGATGATAATTCACTATAATCATAAGTAACAGATTCAAGTTTTTCTCCAAATTCAAATAGAGTTCCTGAAGTATCATCAGGGCTGTAGGTAACTTTATATTCTGCAGATACTTGATAGAAATTGAGATTAAAGTATTCCGTTTCTGCGGATCCACTTAAGTTTAGAGAACCAAATGGACTTAAATTACTAAATTCAATACTTTCACTATCTTCTTGGCCAGAAAAAGATTCTGAAACCAATCCATAATCAAGAACGGATGTTACTGGACTTATAATAGATCCAGAATCTTCAATGACAAAAGGTACAAATGAAGAGTCACTGTAGTCATAAGTAATAGACTCTTCTTTTTGACCAATATTTAATAAAGTTGCAGTATTTTCTGGTGGATTATATACAACTCTATAGTTTGCCCCAGTGTTATAAGTTCTTATATTTGGTGGATCTATTACTAAAGCGGATCCAGAAATATTAATATTACCAAAAGGAGTTAACTGATCATTATCAAAAATAAAATTGTAATCTTCATTACCCTGACCAGAGTTTTCAGTTAATTGGCCATAATCTATAGAAGATGTAGGAACATTAGATATTAATGAAAAATCTTCAGATGTAAATGATTTTGAGGAATCTTCGTTATAAGAAAATCCAACTCTTTCCGTAGAAAATACTGAAATATCCGATGTTAATACTGGAAGTTCAGGTTTAAAAGTATTAACAACTAATTTACTTTCAGCCGTGCCACTTATTGTTATATTAGTCTCTTCTACATTATCATTAATCGTGGGGACATGTGTTACTCCTTCCGCCCCACTATTAGAAAAAGAAATATAAAGACTATTGTTATAACTCTTTATTGAATAATTTCCAGAAATATCAGAAAATGATATTACTCCTGTTGAAGATCCAGGAGATGCATTTAGATCATAGTTGTATAATTTTTTTTCCGAATAGTCAGATCCAGAAACAATGATGAGTGGGCCTCCTTCAACACCTCCACTCCATATTTCTGGATTTGGCTGACCTATATTTGTTGGGGATGTCATTTATAACCTCCCCCAGATACATCTGGTATTACTTCTCTTTGCAAATCATTAGAAAGTTGAAAAATAATACTAAATCCAATCCAACGAATAATTATACCACTAAAAATAATTGATTTGACATTAAGATCAAAATATCTTTCAAATATTGAAGATTTTTTATGATACTCTGATTTTTTATTAAATATTTTTAATTTTCCAAAAGGAACTACAGTTTCTGTACAATTTATCATGTATAAATCGGTACAGAATTCAACTTCCTGATATAAGTTTCCACAATCATCCGTTTCCCAAGAAGAATTTGATAAAAGACCAAAATCTTCTTGGGAATATTCATTAATAGTAGATGAATTATACTCGTAAATATTCATCCTATCACAACAATAAAAGGCTTCCTAACAAAAAAGGGGATTGTGTTTATTACAATCCCCAAAATTTCAATGATATATTTATTTATGAATCAGTCAAGAGCGACATTGAGGGTGATCTTAATTTGGTCTCCGTTATTCTGAATGCTGTAAGGACCATTTGTGAATCTTTCAGCATACATGATAGAACTATAAAGAGTTGCTGTATTGAGACCAACAGTGGCATTCATTGTTGGTGAAAGAGAAGGAGTTGTGTAGAATTCACCTGCATTAGGAACACTGAATACTGTATAAGTTCCAGATGTAGTAGTGGTATTTCCTGTTCCAGCAGCAATATAAAGAACATCGCCAGCAACTAGTTGGTGACCAGCTGCAGCAATCTTACCGAAACTAAAAGTGACACTTGGGTCTGTAGCAACCTGAATATTATCGATAAGAGCCTTATCTAGATACACAACCTTTAGAGCTCTATCAATACCAATAACTTTAGTTCCTGTTTGAATACCAGCATTACCACCAACAACCATTCCTAAAGTTAAGTCATCAACGCTTTGATCTGGGTCAATTGTAATGTATTGATTTCCAACAACTCCAATAACTGGATCGGTGTTGTCTCCTTTGGATACAGTGGTTCCTACACCTACAGTTGCATAGTGTCTTACACCTTGAACTGCAACCGGCATATTATTTGCACGAGTTACATAATAACCATAAACATCACCAGCGTCTCCAGTAAATGTAAATGTCTGTTCTGGATAAGTAGCAGTAGTTCCAGAACCTACATTGTTAATTCTCCAACGAGATCCGTTTAAAAGAATACCAGTTTGTGATGTATAAGTCTGATCTGATCTGTTATTTACACAATATGGATAACCAGTTGATGGTGCATATCCATAAGCGTTAGTATTACCAACTCCATATGGTTCAAAATAAGCGGTTGGTGAAGGAACATCCGATTCCGCTGGAGTCGTGTTACTAGTAAAGAGTTTAAGAACAAGGTTTCTAGGAGATTGATCAGCCAAAGATGCGGTATGATTATTCTGAGCAATCAAATACCTTAATGATTCAATTTCTCCAATATTGGGAACTAATAGTGCCATTTAAACAACTCCGTACAACTTGGTGACATTTGATAACTATCTTTATTTATAATTTTAATTTTAAAGAGATTAGAAATCGATTTATATTATTGACTGCAATAACATCAAAGGTCAAGATATCACCAGCAACAATAGTCGTATCCCAATTATTTAGGTTATCATCACGGACTTTTCTAGAATTTGTCATCTGTGGATATACGCCACCAACTATAGAAGTAAAAGTTGGAAATGTAGAATAGTTTGATTTTTTAATATCTATAGTCAAATCACCTTGTTGATCGGATAATACCACTAATGATTCTATTATTCCACTTACATCAAGAGTGACTGATCCTTTATTTCCTGTCAACATTGAAATTGAACCGCTATCAATAACATAATTAATCGTTCTTGTAAGATCTGCAGTTGTCGCAAGAGCAATTATAAAAACATCGTCACCCGGACTTGGTGCAACTGTAAAAATAATATTATTTGTTGAGGTAGTATAATCCTCAATTGGTTCCATTACCAAATTATTTTTAACAACGATTAACTGTTGATCATTAATTGGGACATAAGAATCACCAGATGTATATAATCCAAAAGTATGAGCAACTCCAGTGAATTGCGAATTGATATTATCAAGGATTATGTTTCCATACTGAATAGATTTGGTGGGAATCTCATAATCAACACCTATTCTATAAGGACCAGGTTCGTTTAATGTTACTAAGTAATCTGTCATTATGATACCCCTGGAGTTACCAGAACATTTCCTTGAACAGCTCGGGATCTGTAAGAATTAGGAGAAATAAGAATGACATCATAAACATAACGACCACCTTCAATGGAGTCAGTTGCCGTATAACCCATTGAAACCGCAATTTTTCCATTTAACCTATCTACAAATGTTAAAGTTAGTGGATATGCAGTGGAAGATGTTGGGTGTTTTCTAATTGAAGAAATTCCCGTATATCCCGTCAGATTTAATGGTGCATTATTAGTATTCCTGATTGTGAAGGTGGCTTGAAAGTCAACCCCTTGTTCAAGAACTAAGTTTACATTCCTTGCCGCCATTATTAGAACCTGTTTTTAAGTATTTATGAGTTGGAGTCTAATTTAGAAAGAATTAATTTCATCATATCCTTCATTTCATTAACATCAGATTTCAATTGATCAATTTCATTAATTTTTTCAGTCATTTCATTCATCTGAGTAAATTCTTTTATTTTTGTATTTTTCACTTCCAAATATCTTTGATAATCCGAATCAGAACAATTTAAAATAGCACTACTATTTTCATCTC